GAAGATTTCTTTGTGCTCTTCGCCATAGCGGGCGTATTCCAGACCGAACAGGGCGTTCAGGCCGGGCAAAAGCTCCTTGAGGAGTTGTGCGCGTGAAATTGCCATTGTTCAGTCTCCTTATGCGAGGCCAGTGGGGTTAAGATACTGGTGCATACCCTGATTCCACTTGACGATAACCTCGGTGTAAGAACCGGGGAAACCAGCAGGCGAAGTTTCAGGAACGACATCAATAACGCGGATAGGCCATGCCGAGGATGTACCTTCGGTCGAATCAACACCGACCTTAGAGTTACCCGTGATGGTCGAACCAGTGTTATTAGCACCGTTAGCCAGCTTCACGTTCGAACCGACAGCAGCCTGCGTGAGGTAGCTGACAGTGTTCGAGTTTGTACCAGCGCACACAGCGACCTTGAACAGCGCATCTGGGTCATCAAGGACATAAGCCGTGATGTCAGAGATATTCGTCGTGCCGGGATAGAACTGGCGGAATGTGACGCCATAGGTGGGGTCCGTATAGGTGCACCCAAGGAAGACGCCGACAGGGGTAGCCACGTCAGTGCCGGTTTCCTTACCAATCGTACCACCAGCAAGCAGCTTCACGACGTCACCATAGAAGATGGCCGTCGAAGAGTTGGTTGCGATGGGGAGTTGGCGCGTGGAACCAGCAAAAACCTGACCGCCGATCAAATTGATCGGAATAAGCCCGTAAGGGCTAGTAACGGAAGGATATGCCATTGTTAAGCTCCTAGCTTAGCGTTTGCCACTACCGAATGAAGTCGTAGACCTTTTCTCCCTAAAGAGGGGCATACGGCTGTCATTCTCTCTCATGAAGTTGTTGTCCACCGAGTCCATCTGGGCCTGATTTTTACGAGCGAAGTAATCCTTACGCTGTTGCATCATTTCCGTCGGGGCTTTGCAAAGCAACAAACCTCCTACCTCGATATTGTCTTTGTAGCGGCTGTCTGGATCAGTCATACCGGCGTATTGCGGTTGCTCTTCGACTCGGACTGGCTCCCAACCTTCACGTCGCTTTGACATAAGGTTTTGTCCATCCGACTTGCCTGCGGAAGCAACTCGAACCCAGCGGTAGGAGTAACCCGGCTGTTGGTCCGGTTCTGGCAGCAACGAGGCAGGCTGCCATACTTTGGGCCGTTCCGACTGTTCACGTGTTTTACGAGGTGCACGATCAGAGGAAATCTGGGCGTCCAACTCTTCCAAAATATTGCGATCCGTCATATCAATTCTCCATCTTCATTACTTCACGAGCATATTGCTCAGGAGTTAATCCAAACTTTTTGGCTACAGCCAGTTGGGTATTTGTAAGCCTAATCTTCTTGGGGGATCGGCTACGAGAAGCGGGAGCAACAACGGAAGCAGCTTTTGGTTCACGTGTGACAGGTCTGGAGTCACCGTTAGCCACTTCATCCTCCCCGAAATGTTCCGGGAAGCGACGACGCATCGTCTTGTCGATGGCCGTCCAATATTCGTCGGTACCAGCAAACTGCTGGCCTCGTTCATTTATGAGCTTCTGGTGAAGCCCAAGAGCCGAAGCAGTCATTTCCTCATCTGTACCATACCACTGATTGCGCTCTTGCCACGCCATCGTTTTCTGGTCAGGTCGCGGAACTTGAACCTGCTCTTGAGGAATTTGTACTTCAGTTTCAGGCTCCTGTAAAGGTGGCCTGTAATTATTAAGCTGCTGCATCTTGAGGGATGCTTCAGTTAACTTGCGCTGTGCCTCTACAACACGGTCTGTGTCAGCCGCTTCATAGGCATCACGGTAAGCCCGTTCTGCTTCTTTCAACTCATACTCTGTCTGTTGCTTAAAGCTGTTGAGGAGGTGGCCTTCACCCTCACTAAGCGAGGACTTGAGCCGTTTATTCTCCTCAAGAAGACGCTGGGCTGCGGCAATAGCCTCCTGCTGTTCGCGTAGCGCACGCTCTTTTTCACGGCGCTCGTCGTGCCAGACCTTCTTCATCTGCTTGAAGCGATTACGGACCTTATCAGAGTATTCCTCTACATCGTCCTTCTCAAGCTCTTCGACGATTTCCTTAGGCATGGGCTCGCGCCCACGATCCTGTTCAGGAGTGTCGTCTTCGATCTCAATTTCAGGTTTGTCGTCTGCTTCAGAAACAGGGGTATCTTCAGTTTCGAACTCAAATTCGAAATCATCATCTGGCATCTCAGCCATGGTTACTTCTCCTTTTGTACGGGCAAGCCCGTTTTACTTGCGCTTAATTCCGCGCGGGTCTTCCACGATAGCCTCGACAGAGTCGTCGTTGATAATGCGGAACTCACGACCATGGATTTCCACTCGGGTACCTGCATTGGGGCGCACAAGGACGAAATCGCCTTCTTTGCACCAAGGACCAGAGGGGAACCGCTTGGTATCGCCATAGGCATCGGGGCCCATTTTGACGACAAACAACACGGTCGTAAGGAGTTCTTCCCGTTCGATAACGCTCTCAATCTTCAGAATGCCGCCCTCGGTCTCTTTCTCGATCTCGGGGATGGCACACAGGAGACGATAGCCCTGTGGGTCGGGAAGTTGCTTAGCCCGGTCCTCAATGGGAACCTCAGGCTCTTTGGGTTGCGCTGTAAGGGGCTTGCCGCCAATATCGACGATCCCCGGCGATGCTACACCTACAATCTCAGTCATCATCTTGTTCCAGTTTTTGTGCTGTTTCGATAATAATATCCTTGGCGGTCAGGAGACCACGATACCGACCACAGGCGAACTTGTACTCGCCAATCTCGGACGCTTTTCCTAGCGCAAGGTCACGTTCGATGTCCTTGCACGCCTCGTCTATTTTCTGAGCTAGATGGATTAATACTGTGCTCATTCGTTCTCCTTAGGTTGCATTTCGGAAACAGGGGTTTCTTGCGTTTGCGCCTGCACCATTTCGCGGGCGATCTCGACGCCGAGCCGTAGCCCAGCCTCTTCTTGCTTGGCGTCCAAGTTGTTCTTGTCCGTTGCAATCTTGGCCCCAACTTGGAGACCAGCGATTTCTTTTTGTGCGACGATGCGCTGTTGTTCTAGCTCGATGCGGTCTTGCTTTTCCGCCGCATCCATAGCGAGCTTGGTCTTCTTGAGTTCCAACTCGCCCTGCTTGATCTGAAGCTCTTGCATCTGCATCTGCACGATGGGGTCCTGAGCCGTTTGCATAGCCTGTTGTTGCTGTACTTCGGCCTGATCCTTCTGGAGCAGTTGCTGTGCTGCTATGGCAACCAGACGCGAAATCTGAAGCTCGACGTCTTCCGACATATCTGCATCTGGTGGAGGCAGCGGGACGCCAGCTTGTTCCTCGATTTGCTTGCGGTAGTTAAACGCCACGTGCTCATTAATGTGAGCCATCATGGCAGCCATCATCTGCTGTGCCATCGGGTTCTGACCCAATGCCTGCTGAATCTTGGGGTCGCTCATGAAGGACATATGGACGGCCAAATGCGCCTCATGGTCTTGGTAGATGAACGCCTTCACGGGCTTGCTGTTAATGACATCCATGTTCTCGCTGATGGGGTCACGCGGCTTGCGGTCCTCGTCGTCCTTGAGCGGCACGAGCTTCTGTGCGTTCTTAATCCCCAACACCTCAAGCATCTGGCGATGCAGGTAAGGCATGTCGTAGATTTGCGGGGCCGACTGAGCCAACTGGATAACTGCCTGATATTGCACGATTTTCTGTGCCATCGTGGCAGCGTTGGGGTCTGAGACCGGCAACACATCGACGTTATCATAGTCAGACTTCTTGGCCTTGCGGCTGCCTTCTTCCGGCTCATAGCTATACGCCTCTGGCGTATAATCAGCGATGATGCCCTTGAGGAGCTTGAACTCCTGCTTCATCGAATAGTGGATGCGCGCCTGAATTGCCGACATCGACTTGAGGCTGCGCTCAAGAATAGCCAGTGTGGTGCCCACAGGAGCGTTTGCAGACATATCTGCGACTTGCAGGTCGGCCATACCCGCCATGCGGCGGCCTTCCTCTACGATGGTTCCTAGGAGGCTGTAGAGGACCTGTGACGGCTCCTTATAGGGCAACGGCATGATGTTATCACGCATCGTACCCGAGGCCACATCCACATCGCGCCATTCAGCCGGGCTGATAGGCGTGTCGTCACCCTTGACCCTCAGGCCCTTAGTTTTGAAGCCACCCGGGAGATTAGATAGAGTGCCAGCATCAACAAGCTGCCGAATAAGGCTGGTACCAGACTTAGCAAAAGCACCGATAAGGTGGATAAGGCCAAAAGCGTAAAAACCGAAACCCGGTATGTACGGGTAGTGGACAAAGTGGGTCCGCTTGTGACAATCTTCATCCTCCGGCCTCCAATTCCGTCGTATCGCTAAAACTTCACCTGAACTCTTCTCGATCGTGATGATGTACGGCAGCGCAATGCCCGTCTCTTCACCATCGTCATCCGTGTGCTCATAGCCTTTCAGGTCCAACTCAACCTGCATCTCCAAGAGCTTGTACCGATCGTCCTGAGAAGCCCGAAAGCCCAATTTCTCAGCAATCTTCTTCTCCACCTCGTCAAGCACATTGTTTGGCTCACCCAGG